TTGAATGTATTACCTGAAACCGTTTGGTTACCAGCGCCAACCGCCCAACTTGTCGGAATCCATGACGATAAGTACACGCCAACACCGTTTGAAGTAAATGTTGAATTTAGAACTTGCTGACGGTTGAGCCCTCCTAGATACGCACCAACCTGTGTGTTGCCTGTGAACTGACTGTTATTTATTTTGACAAAGCGCTCGGTACGAATGCCATAAGTATTTGATGTAAATGTAGAGCCATTGACATAAATACGATTTGAGTAATCAGTATCGGTAAGGCTCAGGGTTGTAGGTGTGTTTCCGTGGTCAGAGGTGATTGCATAACCATTATTGGTGAATTGGGAATCATTGAATGTGGTAACTCCACCGCCGCCTTGGTAGAAAGCCCACGATGAATGATTGGAAATCTTTATCCGATTGAACGTCATTGTTCCGGAGGCGTTGTAAATAAGACCACCGTTCCATGACACATTTTTACCTTGCTTGAATGTCATGTCTTCAATAACAATTGTTCTTGAGCCATTGTTGTAAATTGCTCGGTACAAATTGTTGCCATCAATAATCGTCGTAGCCATTCCTGTGCCAGTGATTGTTACGCCATCGGTAATTGCTGGAAGGTCAGAAGTAAGAGTGATTGTTCCAGTGTTTCCTGAAGCAAAGGTAATTGTGTTAATCGTGGCTGAAGCGTTTGCTGTAGTGATAGCCCAACGCAAAGAACCCGAGTCGGAAGTATCTGAAAGATTTACAACAATGACAGATGTCGGAGCAGGGACAGTGATTGACGCAGCCGAGTTTGCCGTTAGTGAACCAATTGAGTTTGTTTTAGTTACGCGGACTCGTATTTGTTTCGCAACATCATCTGAACCAACCGCATATGTTGAAGATGTTGCGCCAGATATATTTGTCCAAGTACACGAAGAAGGAGTACAGGATTGCCACTGATAAGTTGTCGCAGTTACAGCAGACCCACCGTCACCCCAAGTTCCATCAACTGCGGTCAGAGTTTCCCCATAAGCAACAGTTCCAGACATTGATGTTCCACCAGATGTTGTTGGAGCCGTGGACCCTGCAAGGAGAGTGAACGACTGGCTCACCGTGGCTGCTGCTACATATGAGTTATTAGAAGAACTATTTGCGGAGATGGTGCAAGTTCCTGTTTGACTAGCCAACACCGTCACCGTTGCAGTTGAAGTTCCACCACTATCAGTTGACGAGCCAACGGTGCATTTGCCTGTAGTGCTGGATGTAAAAGTAACCGACAGTCCAGAAGTGGCAGTGGCTGAGACAGTAAATGTCTGGTTTGACGAAGAGGTAACTATGTCGGCAGGCTGAGCGAAGGTAATAGTGTTTGCGCTGGCTACAGATATTGCTGAGTCAATATACATTGACGCACCAAGGACTTGACCGCCCGTTGCATCATAAGAACCATTCACAAACCTGAATCTGTAATAACCAGTAGATGGGACTATGCCGCTAGACGTAACCCAACCTTGGTTTTGCCCACGTCCATATGAAACTAAAGTTGAAGTAGCACTAGAGCCATAGTCATATGAGTTCCCACTTGCAGAAACCTTAACTAAGTATCCGTATGCTTCGTAGTCGTCACCACCACCAGCTGCGGCCCAGTCAAAAGAAATTGATTGATTTGCCGTAGCAGGAAACGGCTCGGTCCATATTTCTGGTCCAAACGCCGAACCGTATGTTCCATGATTATTACAAGTATTGGCATAGGAAATAGTGCCAGAAGAGAAGAGACGGATTACTCCACTACGTCCACCATATGCTTCTCCTGTAGATGTTGAGTAGGACAGGTTCTGGGTGGTCGCTTCCTGACCTTCGTACAACTGCTGTTCTCGCGTGTAGTTCTTGTCGGTTACATAGGAGTAGGAATCGCCAGAGGTGGTATCGGTGCCGGTCATTGTGTATGGCCCAATGCCCTGCTTGCCTAGAGCCGCACATTGGGTTCGGCTTGCCAACGAACCTAGGGTTACTTTTGCCGCCGCAGTTGACTCAAAAACAGGCGACAACGCCCTGACTGGAGCGGAAAAGCCAAAAATCGATACCAGTAAAAGGAATACTGACGGAACTGCCATCACAAGAGCAGGTTTATTTACACGGTTGCGCCTTTTGAACACCTACACCTCCAAAAAAATACCACTAATTCTAGCATTTTTTTGGAGTGTGTTAAATATAAGTAAACAATTTTAAATATCTCTATCCGCTATTTTTCTTTGTTCTACTGGGTCAATTCTTCCATGATGCTTCGCTTCCCCGTCTTTTCTCACCCATGTCATTCCATACGTTGAGTCGAGGTTCTCTGTTCCCTCTCTGCGCAGAAGTCTTTCCGCCATCGACTGAAATGTTGGGTCGTCGCTCAGGTTGAGATAAGAATTGTGCGACCAAGGAAGGTCATAGAACGCAGGAGCATTAACGAGAAGTGCTCCTGCCGTATTCCAGTGTTCTTCTATTCTTGGATTTTCGCTAATTATTGGTCCGGAAAGACAGTATGCGGCAACGTCCATTCCAACCAACGGCCTATTGACTTCGAGCATTTTTTCAATAGAAACAGAATCGAGCGATATATCTGAGTCTATATATAGAACCGCCGAGTAATTAGCGATGCCATAGTTCAGTTCGGTGCAATCTTCACCCCAGTGGTGACCGCTTGTTATTCTATTTCTTTGGGCAAACTCTCTAACTAGATTTCTTCCAGTTTCTATGCGAATCCATCTATTTCCAGAGTCAACCTTCTTCTGCATATCATTTATTGAGTATGTCCAATAATCCCCATTGACTTCTTTTAGGGCTGCTATTACTTCAGCAAAAGGTTCTATTCCACGGTTGTCTAACTCAAACGAGGCAAACCATTTAACATTGGGGAATTTTCTGCAAATCTCCGCCCTATCAGCCATCCAACTCATGTGCTCTTTGGCATCACACTTCCATGCAACAAGTGGTGTCCCAATAACAAAATGCTTTTCGTAATCAATTGGTTTTAGTACTGGTGATTCGGAGAGCTTGTATTTAGGCTTATTTAGCTTCGCAATAAAATCGGAACAAACACCGGAGTACTGAATTCTCCAATCAGAGTCCATCTCCCACCAGGAAATTTCCGGGAGTACTTTAATGCACTTCTGAGAACTATGCTTTTTTCCAGGAAATGCCCAAACATAACCCCTACTAGTAATTGTGTAGTCGTCTGTGTTGTGAAAGAAACAATGCAATTCATGTCTCATAGAAAAATCTAATGCTTCCGAGTTTTTGCAATGAATCCATATCTGGTCTGTTCTATCAATCAGCCATTCCCGAGGAACGGAATATTGTGGACCGTCGTGGCCTAGAAAGGTGCCATGTTCATTAACCCATAAATCAATCTCAACATCGAATCCAAGCGCAATCGCTTCTTCTATGTAGGTTGGGTGATTTTCCAGTTCTGGTTTTGGCCCATGCAGGTTACCCCTGTGTGATATGTAAATCATTTTTCCACCTGAACCCATATCCAGTTTCTGTGATTGTCCCCAGGACCAGTATCACGGATGTCTGACTTGTAATTTATAAAACCAATTTTTCCAACTAGGTCATCGAATAGCGTCTGTTCGTCCTGAATGCTTACGTCCGAGTGGCCATTAGTACTCCCAGCATCGTAGTTATTGTCGTAATAGCCGGCAGTGGGAATTTCGCCTTTGCCTCCATATCCCATCTGGAAACACAACTTGCCGCCTGGCTTAAGAACCCTGTAGATGTCTGTCAAAATATCAAATCTAATTTTATGTACGCAAATATGCTGAAAACAAATTACGGCGAATACAACATCGTATGATTCATCAGTAATAGATGAAAGATTATCTCCGCTCGTAACATATAGATTCGGCTCTGTAATTTTGTTTGCTTTAACATTTATGCGCGCTTTTTCAATATTCACATGAGAAATATCTATCCCGTCAACCCGAGCAAATCTGTCTGCAAACTTGACCAAGTTTCTTCCGGGTCCGCATCCATATTCAAGTGCTACAAGACCATTTGTATCAAAGTCCTTGAATAAAAAATTGTCGTAGTCTGACCAATTATTGTGGGCGTCGTACGAGCCAACTACTGGGTCTCTAAAATCAAGCGACCATTTTGATGCATATTCGTCATAATACGAATTTTGCATAGCTAGATAATCTTTTTTACTTTTGCTCATTTGTTGTTCTCCAAGTAGTAATTTAAATCTTCCGGCGTTCCAATTCCCCACATCTTTGGAACTTCTTTAATCCGAATCTTTTTCCCATCCTGAATAGCTTCATTGAATACTGGGCAGACATAAAACTCATTATTGGTTCTGATATCTTTTTCAATCATTTGATTTGCGTATTTCACGTAATCCGAGCCGTGCTTCCAGTAATAAATTCCAACTGTGGCATTATCTGAAATTGGGTTCTTTTCTGCAACTTCATTTACAAGGCCGTCGTCCCCGAGCTTTGCATAGGACCATTTTGGGTGAGTTGCTTTGAATGTGAGAATTCCTCCATCAACCCCCTCCGCCCCAAACGCGTATAGGCACTCGTTACTATTCCAATCGACTATCTGGTCAGAGTTGGCCATAAGTAATGGTTCTTCGTTGTCTATTAGCTCAGACGCAAGGAGGGTCGTGCATGCAGCACCCTCTGTCATCCCATCCACCAAGACAATGTCGCACCCTGGCTTTATTAGTCCCAATACCTGTTTTAAGTTGTATTTCTCGTAGTGCTCTTTTTGTACAAGAAAAATAAAGTGAGCGTCTATGTTTAGATTCTCGACGACCACCTGAATCATTGGTTTTCCATTAACCTCAATCAAGGGCTTCGGGAACGTGTACCCAGCTTGCGCGAATCGGGAGCCGGCTCCTGCCATCGGTATTAAAACATTCATTTTTTCATTCCTCCACGCAACAGGCTTTTTGCCCCTGTTCTCTATTTCCTCAACAAAACGCATTAAACGTTCCTTATTCAAGTCTGCAGCGTTTTTTATCGCATGAAGGTTAGCGCCAGAACTCAGCGCGCCTTCCCTGCCGATATGTGAATCCTCAATGATTATAGTATTTGCTGGACTTGCATCAAGGGAGACCATGCATTGCCAGTACATCTCTGGATGTGGCTTATGGTTTCTTACGTCCTCGTTGCTCATTATGTAACTGACGTATTTGAGAACCCCAATTGCATCTAGGGCGGTTATGACCGTATCTCTTATAGCGTTCGAGGCAACAGCAATACGCCAACCCTTTTCCTTAAGGGTCTGCATTATGTCGATTGCTACGTAGTTCTTTGGAAAATTCGAGAGTATCTTCAAGGTTGCTTGTTGTTTATCTTCCCAGATTTGTTGATGTTTTGATTCCGGAAGGCCCTTTTCTTCAGTCAGTATCTTTAGTTTTGTTGTTGTCCCGAGGCCGTCATATTTGGAAAGGTGTTCCTCTTGCGAAATTACGTATTTGACATCAACCCTGCTTAGGGCGATATTTAGCGAATCGTAGTGAACTTCACGTGATTCAATGAGAACCCCATCAAGGTCAAAAATAACAAGAAAGTTACTTTTCATTTGGGTTAGGCCCTGCATGTCTATGCCACTTGTTGTGACGGACGATGCTGTTTCCATTGCATTTCATTACATACTTATTGCGTACGCGCATTGACCACTCAACATCTTCTTCTTCGTTCCATCCGCGTGATTCATCAAGAGGCTCCTCAATCAGGACGTGTTTTTTAATCATGAAGAATCCACCGGATATATACATGTATTGAGTCTGCGTCCAGTCGCTGTAATCAAGCGACCAAGCTCTGCCGTGTCCTGGTTTATCCCACAATGACCAATCCATTGGATTCCTGGCACCAGTAATCAAGTACTGCGGACAGGAGCATATTTCCCAGTCTGTTCCAAACGACTTGAACGCTTCATACCATTTTGAGTCGAAGATGTGATAGTCGTGCATCAGTACGATGTTTTCGTACTTTGCATTTTGAACAAGAATATTTTTTTTACGAGTAATCCATCTCGGTTTAATCAATTCGTCAAAATCAATCTTTACAATATCTGCGCCATCTATATCGGCTGAGTCACCACCGCCAACGAGCAATATTTCGTACTCCGGAATACTGAGAGCTCTGATGCTGTCGATTATCTCGTTGAGTCTGTTTTTGTCTTCGTATACTGTTATTACGCCAAATGTCCAGGAGATATCTTGCATAGAAACACCTAGATTTTCTCTAAAATTACGCGCATTGTTGCATCCCAGTCGTCACCACGCTTATCCATGGTGAAATCCTTAAGAAGTTCGTAATTTTCGTCGATTTCATCTTTTCTCATTCTTGAGTCGAGGAGCTCATCTAAATGATAAACCCATTCAGACGTTGAACGAGCAACCCGTCCTATCCCCTGGTTAGCAAGGAGCTCATATTCAGGCGAATAGGATGAAACAAAAGGCACACCAGCTGCAGCATATTCCAGTCCCTTAATAAAAGATTTTGCATGATTGAAAGGGATGTTGTTCAGCGGTATCAGCCCAATGTCAATGTGTTGAAAAAGTAATGGGTACGAAAGAATTGGAACCATTGGCGACATTTTCGTAATTGAATCAGGAATGCCAAACATATGGTTTGCCTGTGGCGCAGTGGTGCTGTGTCCGGAGTGATGAAATCCAAGATTTCTTATCTCTAGGTATTGTCCAAGAAATGGAGATAATTGCTCTAGGTCGTTTGAGCGCCAATGCGTAGCTCCAACCCAGCCAACTTTTGTTTTTTTATTCGTGCGAAATTGTTTTTTTTGCCACCTAGGCAGGTCTATCCCGTTTCGGACGAGAAAAACATTATCTCGTTTTTTTGCGTAGTAGTCGAACAAGAATGGCGTTGATGTGATTACGGCGTCAGCAGAAAGAATTATTTTAGAATATATTTCGCGATTTGATTTTGGATTTTTATCTGGATGTGTTGCATCAAAAGCCCTATTTGATTCAGACAACCCATCAAACCAATCGTCAACATCAACTACGATTTTTTGACCCATCGCACGGGCAAGTGGCAAGGCATCTAGTACTTCTTGTTGCATCAATAATTTAAAAACTATAATGTCCCAACCGTGAACTGCTTTATTTCCTTCGACAAGCATTCCGAAACCACGCTGTGTTGTGAAACCTGGGAATCCAACAGAAGAAAACCAGCCACGCTTATTCAATTCATCCGCAGGCAACTTACACCTATACCAAGCACATCCATTTGGTTGTAGTGGGTTCGTTCCCCACGACCAGTCATGGGTAAGAAATGCGATTGTTGGTTTTTGTGGTTTTTTCATAGGTGTTTTAAAGATACTAATTTATAAATAGCGGCAGCGAGAGCAGTAATTGGTTCACGGCGAACAAAAAAATACATGTGATATTATTGTTGTGTTATCTATTCAAAAATGGGAGAACATGATGAATCAAGCATTCATGAAAGACGTTGTTGAGAGAGCAGCAAGAACATTTGCCCAGGGTTACCTTGGCTCATGGCTGGCCACCGGAGCAGACTTTGACGGGCTAGTTAATGCCTCAAACCTAAAAGTTGGCGTTGTTGCCGTTGCCTTGTCGGTCGCGATGAGCATGGGGCTCAAGAAAGTCGGCCCAAATAAGGACTCCGCTTCAGTTTTGTAAGGCGGATTGCCGACCAGCCCGGCGTGTTCTCATCTACAATCTTGTAGGTCAATGATTGGAGAAAAGCCGTGTCAATGGTCGCGGGAAAATACAAAATGATTTGCCAGCAAGGGTCAACTTTTGACCTTCAGCTAACCCTGCAGTACACCAATCCTGATTACGCCACCGGTTGTGGTGGTGCTGAAGTTTGTCCAGAGTTCTTGCCGTGGGACCTTACCGGCTATACAGCGAGAATGCAGGTGAGGAAGTACATGGAGTCATCGACAACCATTGCTCAATTGACGACAGAAAATCTATCGACAAATAGAATTACACTTGGAAATCCAGACCCAGAAGATGGGACAATAACACTCTTCATGAGAGCCGAGGACACCAGGTCGATAACTGTATCTGGTGTTTACGATATTGAAATCATTTCACCATCAAACGAAGTAGACAGAATACTTCAGGGTGAATTTGTTCTATCGCCAGAGGTGACACGATGACCGAAAACATAGTACAAGTAATAACAACGGAGACGCCAAATAGAGTCCTTGTCACGACGACGCGTGCACCGGGTGTTCAGCAGTTCACGTATCAGGTGCAGGTGTTCACGGTTCCGGGCACTCTTAGTGCTGGAACAGGTAGAGCAAAGTTCTATATCCCTGGTCCAATAACGATTGGTAACGTAAGGGCGTCTGTTGGTACCGCTCCGACTGGTAGAGACTTAATAATTGATGTAAACAAAAACGGAACAACAATATTTACAAGCCAGCTCAGCAGACCAAAAATATTTGCCGGCCAGGTACTTGTTTCAACAAATACCCCACAAATCACGGAATTGACAACTGGTGATTATTTAACAGTTGACATTGACCAAATAGGGTCATTAAATCCAGGGGCCGACCTATCAGTTCAAATAGAGTTCACGCCTTAGGTGTATTCTTGTAGCAAGCGGTATTAACCGGTCCCTAGCAAAAAGGTATCAATCACATGACAATTTCAAACTTCCTAGAAAACGAGCTACTCGATACCTTGGACGGTTCGGGTTCTGCATACTCGGCTTCTGCTACTTATCTCAAGCTCCACACTGGTAACCCAGGCGAAACTGGAACTGGCAACCCAGCAACCGAGACAACACGCAAGGCAGTTTCGTTCGGTGCTGCTTCTGGTGGCTCAAAGGCATCAACAGCAACAGTTGAATGGACTCTCGTTGCTGCAACAGAGACATACTCACACTGGTCGTTGTGGGACAACTCAACAGCTGGCAACTGCCTCTGGTACGGTGCTCTTTCTGCAAACGCTTCAGTTACCGCAGGTGACACTTTCGAAATCACCTCTCTTACACTGACGCTCGACTAATCCATAAAGGGGAGTAACCCCTCATGGATGAACAAGAGATAATTGGTTTCTCGGAGCCATTCCGAGGGACGTCGTCGTTCTATGTAGGATTTAAAACAGTATCGGAGACTGCCTCCGCCACTGCAATCGGTTCGTCTTCCGTATCGCAATTACATACGGTTCCAAGAACCGCTTCAGCATCTGCTACATCTAGCCACGCTATTGTCTCGGTTCACACTTCTCCACGAGGGGCCACTGGTTCTGGTTCTGCAACAGCTGGCGACGAAGCGATTGGCCTGCATACTGCTCCAAGACAAGCTTCGGCTTCTGCTAATGGAAGCAGCACCGCTACTGGTCTACATACAGCACCACGAAGTGCAACAGGAAGCGGAACCGGCTCTTCAAGCAACCTAAGTGAAGTAATAACATTCATTAGAGCTGCAAGTGCATCAGGTGGTGCAACCGCAGGTGATAGTGCAATCGGTCTTCACACCGTACCTAGAGGCGCAACTGGTTCTGGTCAGTCTAGTGAAGAATCAACAAGAGTTAGAACAGCTGTTGTTTCGGCTACTGGTTCTGCAACAAGTGGTTCAACTGCAATTGGTTTACACACCGCTCCGAGAACGGCAACCGCAGATGGACAGTCAACTGAATCTGCAACGCGACTTATCATTTCGCCAAGAAGCGTTACTGGTTCAGGAAATGGCGATTCATTTGTTCTCGCCCTACATACCCATCTCCGGACTGCTTCAGCTAGCGGTTCTAGTACATCAAACAACTCAATTCTTTACTCAAACCTTAGAACTGCTCAAGGTTCAGGTTCCGCAACTGCAGGTGACACTGCATTAATTCTTCATTCAAGTATCAGAACTGCAAGTGCTTCAGGTAGCAGCTCGTCGTCTTCGGAAGAAAAAAATACATTACTCAGGACCATATCCGCTACTGGAATTGGTTCGTCAACATCAGAACAATTGCACAGTGTTCGCAGGAGTGGTTCTGCATCAGGACAGTCTGACTCACTCGTATCCTACAGATACGGAAAAATTAGAACCGCCTATGGGGATGGTGGGGCGACAGCTAACGATGAAGCTCTTGGATTGCATACTGCCCCTAGAACTGCATCGGGCGCAGGAACTAGCGGTTCCAGTAATTCAATCCTCTATAGCAATCTTCGTTCGGCGAGTGCTTCTGGTGGAGCAACTGCTGGAGACGAAGCAATTGGCCTGCACACAGCACCAAGAACAGCAACTGGTTCTGGCTCTGGAGCGGAGAGCACGAATGAATTCAAGATTCTTTACAGAACATCTGTATCTGCTGGAACATCAAGTCAAACAGCAAATGGTCTACACGTTGCACCAAGAGCCTCTACTGGTTCTGGTTCTGCCACAGCTGGAGACGAAGCAATTGGCCTGCACACAGCACCAAGAACAGCAAGTGGAAATGGAACAAGCGGTTCAAGCAATACAACTCTCCAAAGCAATCTTCGTTTAGCAACTGCTTCTGGCGGTGCGACCGCAGGCGATACAGCAACTGGTCTTCATATTGCACCAAGAACCGCAGATGGAAATGGAACTGGAGATTCCGCGACATCAATTGTCACAACATTCATACGAACTGCATCAGGTTCTGGATTTGGGACTTCTGCAACCACTATTCTGTACTCAAACATCAGAACCGCTAATGGCTCTGGTTCTGCAACAGCTGGGGACACCGCTTTAGGGGAGCACACCGCCCCACGAACCGCAAACGCATCTGGTCAGAGCAGTGAACTTGTGTCTCAGCAACTTAGAACTGTTTTCAGAACTGCTTCTGGCTCAGGAATCGGTGGCTCTAGCAACTTAACGCTCTACAGCAATATTCGTTCGGGAACAGCTACGGGTGGAGCGACTGTTGGCGATAGTGCAACAGGTTTGCATACGGCGCCAAGAACCGCATCTGGAAGCGGAACCAGTTCTTCAACCAACCTGAGTGAAGTCATCACATTCCTCAGGTCGGCGACAGCTTCTGGTGGGGCAACAGCTGGCGATTCAGCAGTAAGACGTGTAACAAATATTCGCACTGCAAGTGGCTCTGGTGTATCCGGAGAAACAGCATTGTATGACGCAGACCCAATTCAGGGAATTACAGCTGGATACTGGGGTATTCAGGCTCTCATTAGTTGAGATGAAGTAAACTAGGAGTAATCATGGCAGCATATACACGCAAACAATATTCGGGTGCGGCGCGCAACACGACGACAACAACGCTGCTGACGAACGTTGGCACAACTGTTAACATTGCGGCAACAACTGGATGGCCATCCATTGCTGGCATCCCGTTTTACGTAGTAATCCGACCATCTTCGATATATGAAGAAAAGTGTTTGGCAACGATTTCTGGCTCAACCCTAACCCTGACAAGAGCCCAAGACGACACCACCGCATCCGAGCACCCAATTGGTTCGGTTATTTACCCAGTATTCACCGCCAATGACGCAGACGAAGCAAACGAACTTGTAAGCAAACTTACTACTAAAGGCGACCTGCTCACTACTGATGGAACAAATCTCCTGCGACTCGGTGTTGGTCCAAACGGATACTTTCTAAAAGCAAGCACTTCTGCATCTGCCGGCGTTGAGTGGGCATCGATACCGACAATCAACAGCCTTAATGACATTGGTGATGTCACGATTACAAGCGTTGAGGGCGGTGACTTTCTAACATATAACAGTTCAGCGTCGGCATGGGTAAATGAAACCATTCACTTCATTACAGTATCCGACACAGAGCCAACAGATGAGGTAGAGGTTGGTGACCTTTGGTATAACTCAAGCGAACTTGAACTTTATACATATTACTCAGGTTCGTGGATTCAGGTAACGCTCACACCAGAATTCCTAACAGTTGAAGAACTGGACAATGTATACATTGACAACGCAAACGCTGGCGATGTTTTAGCATTTGACGGCCTTGACTGGTATAACGCCAATGTTGAAGACCTTTTGACAAGTGCTTCCGTTTCCTTCCAAGACATTTCAGCAAGCACTGTTACTGGAAACCTTATTCCATCTGTTCACAATACATATACACTCGGAACAAGCGCAAAACGTTGGGCGGATATCTACTTAGGCCCAGGAACCCTGAACATTACAGACAATGTGCTTGGGACCAATGCAGGACTTACGGTTTCTAATGGCGTTTTGCAAGTTAACGGCGCAAATCAGCTCCAAGTTGGT